ATGCTGGAAAACTTCTCCAGGCACACCCATCGCCCTTTAACGAACGTCTTCTTCGACCGGAGGTCGTCGAGAACGTCGTACCAGGCGCGAGGTAGCAGCAACTTGACAAGGTTGCGAGCTACGGTGTCGCTTGCATTCGAGAGATCGAGAGTTGCAAACTCTCGCGTGACAGAGGATCGTTCGGCGACCTGCCGATGGAGATCTTGTGCACGGTCTAAGTCCCACCTGAAGCGACGTTTCACAACGTTACCAGGCAGGATGTCCCATCCGCTTCTCGTCGCGAGACGATGGCGGATCTGTCTTCCATAAGCTAGTTGGAAGAAAACGTTAATGGCCGGCTCCACAGCAATGCTGCGGTCGGTTTTGGCGTTTTTCGGTGCCGTACTGAAACGGTTACCGGGGACGAATGACAGCTCTCCGTGACGTTGTGCTATCGCAGCACCCCACTGGGTTCCAAGCCATTGAGGCAAGTACCATATGGCGTCACGTGTCAATGACGGATCAGAGGTCATTTTGTCAGGGACGGTTGTCCGATCCCCGCGGTCGGTGTACGTAGCTCCGGGCCCAAATCTCCCCTCAGCCGAGGCTGAGGGGCGCGGCCCGACTAACCGCAGAACCTCCTGTCTGATCAGCCGCACCACGCGGTCGACCCCAGGCTCTCGCAACTCCGGGAGGAGAGGCGAGGGGAGGTAAGGTTCTAGTCGCAGGTTAGTTCTCTTGCAGTCATGTTCGCCTTGCCACCACTTCTCCATCGCGTTAGCGACTCGGTCGTGAGACGTAGGCAAGTCAACCATCTTTCGAAGGAGACCCGCGGCAGCGCTATCACGCGCATACCGCTCCCACTCGTGCTCGAGATAAGTACGCGGATCCGGGCTCACGCCCGAAATCCCATCCCAGTCACCCCGACCAAGCTTCGCAGCGAGGTCAAGAGCAACAGGAGTTCCGAGGCCCTCAAAGTACAGAGAGGCCACCCGCACCAATGAACTAGGTAACGAGTTCTGCATGTGTCACCTCGCGACTGGTTAGGTCGCGGCGTAGCCAGTCCGCATCATCTCCTTCATCAACGCAGCGCCCATCAGGTTCGAGAACCTGGCAGCGCTTTCGTTGAGATGGGACGCGGGACAAGCCACGGGCATGGTGATCACGCCGTCAGCGACGACGCGATCCTTCGCGGAAAAGAGCGTTGTGGTCGAGTCTTGGACTGCATAAGGGCTGACGAAGTTGAACTTCACCAGCCGAGCAGTCTTCGGACCGTTCCACAGGCCCCAGACCTTGAGGGATGCGCGGAGGCCGACAGGCAATGCAGCCGTTACGCCGGTATCATGGCGCCAGACCGCGGGGGATTGGTCGCCCCCAGAAGCGGACAGCTGGTCGTAGACCACGTCCGTTGTACCGTCGTATGCCTTGACGGTGATCGAAGCCATTGCAGGCATCAGTTTTCCTTTTTCCCGGATAACACCGGAGATGGGTTACTTTCGCTTTCGAGGGAGCAAGATCGTCATCAGGCTTGCCGCAGCAGCGGCCCGACGCCAACCCCACATCTTGAAAGGACGAAGTCCAAACGATGGCTGGTCGATCCCGAGGGACCGATCCATAGTCGTCTGAAAGTGTTCGCTGTGCCACCCAGTGGTCGACCAGTCGAACGTCACTACACCTTGATTAACGGAGGTACTCCAGGTCTTCTCTAGCTCAAGACCTAGAAAGTCAGTTCCTAGTGACAAGAACTGACTAACGTTGAAGAACCAGTCAGCGATGAAGCTGAGCCGGATCGTCTCGTACACCCACGTCGCCGGGTTAGTTAGACCGAGCGAGTTGGCTAAGTGAAGATTCGGGTTTGTGACCCTGACCTCACCGCCGTAACGCTGTTGCGATTTCCACATGAAGTCGTAGCCGCGGTTCTGGATCCCAGTCGCCTCGTGAGAGGTGTGACTGAGGTCATAAGCCGATGCCTTGACCCTCAGGGGTGGAATGCCGTTTTGCAAGACATCTATCGCGTTGTAGATGTCGCCAACAGCTGGAGCCCATCCGAAATGGAGCTCCAAGTAGTTGCTGGCCCAGTGCTCCTTACCAGTTCTCACCCGCCGGGGTATAACCCCCGGTTGCTTTAGGTGAGCCCAAGCGTCGTCGATATGGCCCCTTTTGAGGGCCCTGACCACGTACGCGAGCTGGAGGAGACGGTTGCTGATCATACTAACAGACTTGGTAGACTCGAGGAGTGCAACGCCGAGTTCAGCCTGGGAGCCCACTTTGTCCTTAAATCGGTCGTACGCTACTATTTTCAAGTAGTTGGCACATCCGATCGGGACCCATTGTTCTTCCATGCTTGTCGGCTCTTGCCCATCCCAAGCTATACGTCTGTGAGTACGGCCTCGATAGGGTGCTGGTTGGTTGTAGGGCCGCTTCTGAACGAAGCAGGCCTGAGACCGGTAGTACCCAGGTCGAAGTTCCCCTGAAAC